CAGCCGCATAATCGCCCTACCATGCAGCGAAAACCTGCTTCGCGGCTACAGCGCGCAAATGGTGATCTGCGACGAAACAAGCTTCATGCCCGAGAGAATCATCGTCCAAGTCATCTTTCCCATGATTTCAGCAACTAACGGCTACGCCATATTCCTCAGCACACCTTGGGCCAGGGACCACTTTTTCTACAGGGCATTCGTGGATCCTAACTACAGCGTGTACAAAGTGAAATCAAGCGAATCCCCTTTGATCAAGCCCGAGTTCCTTGAAGAAATGCGGCAGAACATGACACGTGAAGCTTACCTTATGGAGTACGAAGCAGAGTTCGCTGAGGCCATAAACAGCTATTTCCCACAGGCCCTGATTCGCAAGTCCGTTGAGCTGGCCCAGAAACTGGGCCTAGAGCCATACGCAACCCTTGAAGCATCGCTTCCAACCGGAGACTACCACGCGGGCGTCGACTTCGGCAAGCTAGAAGACCACAGCGTAATCGCGATCTTGAAACGCGAACCCAATGCCCTCAAGCTTGTCTACCTATACCAGTTTCCACTAGAGACACCGTATACGCAAGTAATAGGCCACATCGTTCGAGCAAGTCAAAAATTCGGGTTTCGCCAAGTACTGGTAGATCAGACCGGTTTGGGAGAACCAGTTCTAGAAGAGATCCACAACCAAGGCATAACGTGTGCTGAAGGCTTGACACTAACCGTTCAGACCAAAGAGGACCTGCTCACAACGTTGAAAATAGCCCTAGAAAACAACCAGTTGGCGATACCCTATCACCGGCAACTCTGCGAACAGATCAACGAACAACGATACGAATATGGGAAAAGCGGTCATCTACAGTTCAGCCATCCGGAACGTAGTCACGATGATATGCTGTGGGCTCTAGCTTTGGCCGTTTACTCTTGCCAAATGACTGCATTTCCTGGAACGGGGGCCGTTATGCTTCCCCATTAGAAGGTGTTGAAAATGGGCTTTGTCGCTGAGAGAATTCGAAAGAGCCTGAAGGTTGCAAGACAGTTTACGGGCAGATTTGTTGCTCAGCGACATGTTCCACAAGAAATCAGCAAGCGTCAGATTGATGAAGAAGTGCCCTTCGGCTGGAAAGCTGACAACATGCTTTGGGGCTATGTAAACCGTTACATGCTTAAGGGCTCCGGTGCAGGGTTTGTCACTTCACCTTACACTGCCTATTGGGATCGGCTCTGGGGCGCAACGCCCATAGAAGACCTCCCTAAGTACAAGGATCTTTACACTTTTACGCCGTACATCAAAGCTGCTCTTGACGTGACTATCAACCTGGCAATCAGCAACGGCTTCGAGCTTGAAGGCGGAGATGACACGGTTCGAGAGTGGCTGACGGACTGGCTTGACAAGCACAACGCTTTAGAGACGCTCAGAATATCAGGTGTTGACGAGCTTGTTTTCGGCAACGCTTACCTGGAGATCTGCCGCGAGGAAGGCATGCCACCTGAAGAGTGGTGGCTCAAACCATTAGATCCCGTGCACATGCGCGTCCGCCGTGATGCTTACGGAAACGTTTTCGGCTACATTCAGCTTTTAACGTTTCCCCCAGTAGCTTTCACCGCGCAGGATATTGTCCACTTTCGCTGGTCCCCCAAAAGCTGGTGGTACGAGTTCAGCTATGGAACCAGTCAGCTACGGCCCTTACTCAAGATCCAAGCACTAATTGATCAGCTTGAGGATGACATGGCCGTAATCATTCATACTTACACCAAACCGATGCTTGTTGTGAAGGCAGGAACGCCTGAAAGGCCGTTCAGCGATCCTCAGTTAACTGCACTCATGGAAGCTTTCAGCAGGCGCCAGGCAGCCACAGACGTGTTCGTGCGAGGCGACGTCTCAGTCGACGTTATTCCAAGCATGACGAAAGACGTCAATGTTCAGTTCTGGCTTGACTATCTACACACTCAACGTGAAGCAGTCTTAGGCGTGCCAAAGATTTTCATGGGTAAGAGCGAGGGCACCAACAGGGCTACGGCAGAAGTTGTCATGCAGGAATACGTTACTAGACTCCGTATGCTACAGGAAGGCATAGGCGACATGCTTGAAACAGCGTTGTTCAAGCAGCTTATAGAAGCCAAGTGCGGCGAAGGCGTGGAGATCCCGAAGGTCAAATGGCGTCCCATCTGGGAGCCCACAATACAGGACAAGGGCAAACTGTACTGTGACCTTGTGGACAAGGGCATAATCTACGCGAAAGAGGCCCGACCGAGGCTAGGCTTTCCCGAAGACTACCCTGAAGGCAACGGAACCGACGGAACGGTTGAGATTAGTGGGGGCTCGGCCGCAGTGGTCAATCAGAGGGGTAGGCGATGGCTTATTGCAGAGGCAAGCTGACATCGACGACATTGAGCAAGAAGAAGACGCTGGAACGTTTAGAGCCTTCCATCCGTGTCAAGCGTTTCGCTCGGCTGTTGCAGATCCGCGTGTGAAGTATTCAGTTTGGCGCTTCATAATCGTTGACGACAAGCGTTTGTGCGCGAAATGCTTGCGGTATGATGGCGATGTGTACGAGCTTGAGGATCCTGACGACTTGTATGGCATGTTCCCATATGGAGAGTGGGTTGATGAGGACATGTTTGCACCGAATGTGCATCCTAACTGTCGCTGCGTGATCGTGAAAGAAGAGGACGTTTGGAAAGAGGAACAGCAGAATGAGTAAGCGTGAAATTTCAAAGTGGTGGCCTAGAATGGCATGCAGCAAGCTTTGCGGATATACTAACGATATGCGTAGGCCCCACTTAAGCTGCCTATTCTGCAGGATTCGGCGCTTCTTCTACGGGAAGATGGACCCGAGAAAGTACCATTATAACCGTTACATGCGAATCGTCGTACCAGCCGATCAGACGACGTATGTGCTGCTGATTGATAATAAGCGTAGGCTCGCGCACGTTAAGGGTGCAATTCTGAAGCGTTTGCTTACGATCTGCGAGTGGCTCGCGAATTAGCGGGGCTAGAGCTTTGTTATAGAGGAATGTTCTATGCCAGGCTTGGAAGAGGATAAGACTGTTTGGCGCTACGGGGTTCAGGACCCAGCGAGGTTTGACAAGTTTCGTGTCAAGGAGCTTGGCAAAGGCGTCAAGATCACGCTTGGGAGAGTGAAGGGCTCTGACCGGTGGGAGATCCAGAACTACATGTTCGAAAAGCAAGCTTTCAAGGATGCAGAAAGTGTACGCTGCTGGCTTGACAGTCACCTGAAGGGCCAGATCCGAACATTGTTGGATTATAAGGCTTGGGATGAGTGGCGAAGGCGGTTTGTCAACGCTTACGTGGAAATCAGCAACGTGAGATAACCATTATGCCCGACCCAGACGAGCAGCTGGAGTATCGTTCTTTCAAGTTTCGCTATGACCCAATGAATGCATTTGGGTTGCAGAACATCGTGGCACAAGGTGTCAAGGCAAGACGATTGAAGCTGTAAAACATGAGATAGACGTTTACTGGAAGGACCATTAGATTCAAGATCATAGTTATGGAGATGTTTTGAAATGTCGTTTGACGAACAGGTTGCCTTAGCCTTTTTCATGGCTCAGGGCAAGTCGCAGGAAGAACGCGACAAGCTTGAAGAGGCAATGAAAAACCGCGAGAAAAAATATGGGTACAAGAGAGGATCAAACGCAAGCTACACTAAACCGGCAGACTATGCGCATCTCAGCGAGAACCAGTTTGCTGATCCTGTCGGCTACAATTATCCGACGGACGACGAGCATGTCAGGGCAGCTCTAGCCTACTGGAACCACATGGATAACAGGAAAGCCTACGGACCAGACGGAAGAGCATTCATTACCGAACGTATCGTACGTGCTGCACTCAAAAAGGGAGTTAGAGTAAGCTACTACCCGAAAGACCCTGACTATCGCAAGCTGCCTGAAAACCTTAAGAAGCAGATAGGCGGCTACGATTCCGATTCCAAGAAAAGCATGCTTGACACTGAATGCTTTAGAGCCTACCAAGAAGCCTACTTCAGAGCTAACGGTAAACAGGTTCCAGTTTTCTAAGAGGCGAGAGAGTTTGCAGCTACAGTATTTTGTTCCATTCAAAACCCAAGAGGGTAGCGATGCACAATTCGCCCTAAAAGAAAAGCTAATCAACATTGAAGGCACGGCCATAGACACCAGTGTTAACGCGAATAAGTGGCAGGTGCCGGCTGAAGATCTAGACTATGTTGTTCAATCGCTTCTTGGCGCTCAGCTTCGCGTGGATCACGCTGAAAGCGCGTTGATGGTCATCGGGAAAGTCCCAGAAGCCAAACGTTTCGGCGATACTGTGTGGTTCCGCGCTGAGGTAGGCGAGGAAAAACTCATTGAGAAGGTCTTGCGTGGCTATGTTACGCACGTGAGCATCCAAGTTGATAGTGATGATGTCGAATGCAGCAGGTGCAAACGGTCCACTCGGAAAGAGGGCATGCTTGTGCACTTGTGTCCTGGTGCTTGGGAGATCGTGCACAAGCCCAGGGTCCGCGAACTCAGCATCGTTGCAAGCCCAGCGTACAAGAACACTGAGTTTAAGCCAGTGGGCTTCGCCGCGGCAATGAACGATTCCCAATGGGACGCAATCGTAAAGTCCGTGGAAAATTCACAGTCATTCAAGAATGACAAAGATGTGGGTTCTAGGCTTCAGGAGCCGCAAGAACCTGAAAACAAAAATAGACAACAACAAGAGGTGAAGCCTTTGTCTGAAAAGGACAATCAGGCTTCTTCACATCAGGCACAGACAGTCGTAAACGTGTCACCAGGCGAGCAGGCCCCTAAGCAGGTTGAATATGAGGACTTGATGAACCAGCTTACTCAGCTGGAAAAGAAGATCAGAGAGGGAACTTCAGCTTCAGACGCGGACCTTGACGCCTTGAACAAGAAGGTTGCAGAACTAGAGTCAGAGCTTGCCAAGAAGGCAACGAAGAAGAACCTTAGCAAGAAGATCAGCGAACTATCGAAGAAGCTGAGCGAGGAAGGCGAAGAAGCAGAGAATCTGGAAGATGCAAAGAATACTCAAAAGGCCCCCGAAGGAGATTCGACAGCGCAGAAGGTTGCTGGGAAAGGCATCGTTGCAGTTAACGAGATCAACCGTGATGCCCTTGGCAACTTTGACTGGTTCCAGGACATTCTGAAGGCACACCGGAAACTTGTCGGCTTCAAGTAAGGCGATTTGAATGAGTGCACCAGTATTTGAAGGAACAACCCCGCACGTTTCTGATCGCTATATCACGACAGAAATTGCAGGCGAGGACATTACAATCGGCCAAGTTGTCGAAATAACCGCTGATTGGACAGTTAAAAAGCCCACCACAAACCCAAGCCTCAAAAAATGTGGAATCAGCCTGACAAGCGCACTTAATGGCAAAGCAGTCTCAGTACTATGGCGAGGGCTAGCACGAGCAAAAGCCTACGGGACAATAATCGCGGGTGATTATGTTGGCTCAGGACCTCTAGGAACAATTCAAACAATCCCTGGGGTAACATCCGCAGACTGTAACACAAGCGCTGGAACAGCATCAGCAATTAATCAATCACGTGCCGGAATCGGCTGGGCGAACGCTGGCGCCACAAGCGGCGGCACGGCTTATGTCCTGGTTTTGTAGGTGGTTCTAAATGAGTTTTCAAAGGGATGCTCTAACGTGGGTTGACTCAGGCGCAGTTGCGTATCCAGCGTTGCACAAGAAAATCATTGAATTAACCATGCCGGCACTCGTCGTCAAGAAGCTATTCCCGGAATTTCCGCTGGTAGCCGGGAAAACAGCGACTTTCGTAAAGGAAAGCGGTTCAAGGAGCGCTGCGATCAGCGAGATAAGCGAAGGCGTTGAGATTCCAATGGATTTCACACCACTCACCTATGTTACTGTCACGCCGTACAAGAAGGGCCACCGGGAACGCATCACGAGAGAGCAGATTGAAGACCTCTACATTCCTGTGATTGAGCAGCAGCTTCGCCGTTTAGCGCGGCGAATGGCCTACACTATTGATCTCGACTGCATGAACGTCATCAGCAACGCAGCGGCAAACAGTTCATCAGGATCGGGCACAAGCCTGAGCGCAACCGGCACAGAGTTCACGATCAGCGGCGGCCTCGGCACCAAGGATATCTTGAATGCGAAGTTAAAGATTGAAAGCTATAATTTCATTCCTGACACCATACTGCTCAACCCTATCAACGCCCGCGACGTAATGTACTTGCCCCAGTTCAGTCTTCACATGGAATACGGCGAGCCGGTGATGCAATCAGGAATACTTGGAACTATCTATGGCATGGCAGTGCAAATAAGCACAGTTGTCTCAGCGGGCACCGCGTACATTCTGAGCACTGGCCAGAACTTGAGCGCTGCATATGCTCCTATGGGATTCTTCGTAATCAAGAGGCCATTGATGAGCGACGTTGACCCGAAGAAAGAGTTTGACAGTGTTGACGTGTCGTTAACGACCAGGTATGCGCCTGTTGTCTTGTGTGGAGAAGCCATCTTCAAAGTAACGAATCTAGCAACCGGTTAGACCTGAAACATATACAGCGAGTTTCCCCTTTTTTTCGATTTCATTTTTTCTTCTTTGTTGTTTCAAAGCCTACTCACATGCGGGGTAGGCGAAACAAGTCGGTGTAGGGAGGTGAATGGCCAAAATGAAGAAAGTGTTTCTTCTAGCTGTGTTGGTTCTAGCAGCAGCTCTATGCTTGGCGAGCCCTGCGTTTGCTCAGGGTGAGACAACGCCAACCGCCGCATTCGACCCCTCATTCCTGATTGAGATGGGTTTGGTGTTCGGCGGGATAGGGACGCTGGCTTTCGTAATCGCTGAGCTAATAGGCATGTACGTCACGAAAAGTGCGACAACGAGCATCGTACAGACGACTTCAACTGCTATTAACGCTATAGTTGCCATGACAGGCGTGGGAGTGACAGCAAATCAAGCCGCAGCCGTTACAGAAATATCAGGCGTACCTACACAGATACCAACATCAAAACCAGAATCAACCAAATAGTCTCAACTAGACCCCCTTTTTTTGGTCTTGACGTAGACGTCAACCCGCATTATTGAGAGCACGCTTTCATTCCTCAAACAGTCTCCTTTCTCCTTTCGGGTCGGGAGTCAGGGGGTTGCTCCCGGCGGAAAGTTGACGTCCAGCATGTAGGTGGATACGCATGAGCAAGGTCATTGGAAAGGGCAACTACATAGTTGCCAGGGTGAACGGTGCGAGGCAGGTTTTGACTAGCGCTGAGCTTCAGAGGCTCATTGACGCTGGATACGACGTTGAAGTCGTGACAGCGTTTTGACTCTGCAGTTGAAGAAGCCCAGCAAGATCATCTGCGAGAAATGCAGTGTCTGCGACTATCAGGTCTGACTGCGATGTGACGCTAAAAAACTGATTGATAGTTTAGTCGAGTGGTCGAGTGAACATGATAACATATATTCAAAACGCTGATGTGGCAGCGCAGCTGAACGCGGCGTATGACGCTGTGAACAAGGTCTACAGTGTCTACGGCCTTAACATTGCTGAGTCAAGCCTTACGGCACACGTTGCCTTTGCGAACAACTACGTGAACGCGCTCTTAGGCACTGACCTGTCAGTTGCTGACCCGAAGTATCAAGGCGCTTGGATGGCAGCATTAGACCTTGCATGCATGCGGATACTAGTGATTTCTTCAGGCGGAGCCTTGGTAGGCGCGTTTGACTATTTCCTGGGAGATCTGCGTGTTGCAAGGTCTGGGCCTTACGCTGAAGCCATACAGCGCACGGTAGATGGGTTGAGAGAAGACTTTGCACGTCAAATCGTGAACCTTTCAACTCCCGTTAAGGTTCAGGATGCTCAGGCAGCCCAGGATGTGCCGACTTATCGGGGAGGCTTGATAACCCCGTGACTGCTGCATTAGCAATATGCCAGCTGCTGCAGCAGAACTGGAGCCTGCAGAGCCCAGCGACAAGCGACATCTATTGGGCTGACACGAAAGTCGAAGCTATGGACTGGACGAAAGTCGGCAAAAACTTTGTCATCGCATGTTATAGCCCGTCAGGACCTGTGCAGGCTGTTCCGTTAAGTCGCGAAGCGTGGCAAAAAACTGAGCAGATCATGGTTGACATTCTCGCCAAGGTCACGGGCACGGTTGATGATGCGTGCACTTTGCGAGAGACAATGAGAAATGAGGTTTACAGGATAACGCATCTTGTTGAGCTTTCAACGCCTGGGTATCCAGACGTGCATGTACAACGTGAAGCCTACAAGACTGAAAGCAGTGAATTGGCTAGGCTTGTGATTCAGGTTTCCCTCATAAGTTTCGACATAAAGAGCTGACTCCCTTGAGCGTTCCGGTAAAGATCGCGGTATCTGATACAAGGGAGCTTATCATGGGGTTGAAGGAACATTTCCCAACGGCTTTAACGAACGGAATCGAGAATTCAATGCAACGTGTTTCACAATCAATGTATGAAGAAGCAACAAGGCTTGTCCCCGTGCGCACAGGTTACCTGCGGAGCACGATCGCTATTGAGCCGGGAGGCAAGTGGATTCTGAAAGTTGTTGCCCGGGCAAGCTACGCTGCTTATGTGGAGTGGGGCACAAGCAGGATGGCTCCGCGCCTCTTTATGACGCGTGCTGTCGAGATACATGGGAGAGAGATGCGAGAAGAAATTGTGAACGCTGTACAGGACGCGATCATTGACACGTTCCGTTAGGGGGGCTTAAGATGCACTGGGAATTGCGGATGCACTTAACAAAGAAATTCGTGAACCTTGCGACGCGGATCTTATGCCGTTTTGTCCCAGAGGCGAAGGCAACTTATCCGCAGACGAAGATGCTTGAGGACATATTCGCCAGGTTGCAGCATGCTTACCAGATCGAAGTTTACGCGGGTCGTTTTGATGATGTGCCATTCCAAACTCTCAAGGGATTGAAAGACAAGCATTTCCTCAAGTTCCTTGAGCTTTCCAAGAAGATCATCATTTACTTAGGTGAGAACGACCGTTATTATCGTCAATGGCTCGGCTTCGCCATGTTGCTCAATAAAGATAGGGTTGAGCGAGAACTTGAGAAATTAAGTTTTGAAGATTTTCTCAGGCTCACGAACAATCAATGGGATTTCGACTTAAGAGGCGCTGTTCGCGCTGAGTATTTTGAGGTACATAAGAAAGAATTCCTCGACATCGTTCTCGCTAATTTCTTGATGAATCTCGCATAGTAGCGCGAAAGAAGGCTCGCGTGTCGAGCTTTCCGCGATGCAAAAAAAAACATAATGAGAGGTGAAAATGAAAAATGAGTCTTCCAGTGATAGGCCGTAACGCAGTCATAAAGATGGGGACTACCGTAATTGGCTACGCAACGGGCGTAACAGGGAGCATCAACGTTGACAAGATCGAAGACTTCGTTCTGAACTCCGACAAAGCAGCGATCTTGGCCGCAGGAAACAAGCACTTCAAAATCAGCGTTGACAAAATGTGGGTTGACAACACCTATGCAACGCAGATTCTGGGGGGAACGGCTGTTGATTTCGAGATTGGTCCAGCGGGCACGACAACGGGAAAAGTGAAGTACACAATCAAGAACGTGATCCTAGAAGTCATGGACTTCAAAGCTGATCAGAAAGGCATAGTCACGGAAAAGATCAGCGGCATAGGAAACGACTTCGTGATAGGCACGTACTAGGCTCTCTCAGACTCTAGTGAGGTAATATGCTATGAGCGAATGGGAAAGAACAGCAGAATTCAAGAAGGCTCTCGAAGATTATGAGGTGCGAGAGCATAAAAAAGCTGAAACATTTGATCCGAAAGAACTTCTTTGCAGAAGCGTGATAATTCGCGAAGTCCTAGACACGCAAAGTGGCAAGATCATAAGATACGGGAACCTTGTCTTTGAAGATTTGCCAGCAATCATAGCAGCAGAAACCCATGAAGAAAAGAGCATCGTGATCCTGCATAGAATGCTGAAGAAGGCGTACAAAGACTTGACTCTTGACGATGTGAAGCATTTTGAGTTCATCGAAGCAACAAGAATACTGGCGTTAATGTCTGGCGGTCCGAGTTTTTTACAAACTCAGAAGCAATTGCAGAGTGGATCAGAATTAACCCAACAGCCCAAAGAATCGGCCTCCTTGCCCACGAATATCACTTGAGCCTAGATGCGATCGGCCAATTATCCCCCTTTCAGGTTGAGTTCTTGGTTCAGTGGCGAGAATGGTGGAGTAAGCAGCAGTGAGTAGCGAAGTTGAAATTCGCCTAACAGCGATTGATGATGCAACAGACGTTATCAACAAAGTTGCTGGCAACGTTCAAGCGGCATCAGGGCAGATTAACGCCAGCGTTGAGCAAACTGTTGCTGCCACTAAGGAATCAACGGCGAGCACTAAAGAAACTGCTGTGGCATTCAACAACCTTGCTACCGCAGGCTTTAGCCTGTACAACAGCTTTGACCGCATCCACGAATCGGAAGTAGCACTCGATAGGGCAAACTTGATGGTTGCAAAAAGCACAGAAACGGTCGAGAGAGCCCAGACTGCTTATGATCAAGCGGTAGAGAAGTATGGTCCTGATAGTCAGCAAGCGAAGGACGCAGCAGACAAACTTACCATAGCAACGGATGCGCACACAGTCGCATGCGAAAGACAGGGCCTCGCGCAAGACAACGTGAACAAGAGCATGGCAATGGCAGCGATGAGTGTTGTTCCATCGATTATCACGGTCGTTACGAGTTTCACAAGTGTTGCAGGCGGAATGTCCGGCGCGATTGAGGGCATTAGTGCCGCGCTTGACTTTCTTTCTGCGAACCCTATTGTTCTTGTCATTGCAGGCATCGCCGCTTTGGTAGTAGGCCTGATTTACGCTTACAATAATTGTGCTCCGCTCAGAGATGGATTGAACACGATCGCTGCTGTTCTTGGAGGGGCACTTAGTGTAGCAGCGAATGCGATTATCGCTGCTTTGACGTGGTTCTGGCAGAATGTTCTGGTGCCCTTGGCTACCTTTCTCCAGAACACGTTTGTTGCAACGATTAACATAGTTGGAGGAGCATTAAACTGGCTCGGAGGCGTTCTTGGTCCAGTCATAAGTGCCATTAGCTCAGCAGTGAACGCGATCGGCGGTGCGTTTAGCTGGCTTGGTGGGGCAATAGGTGGCGTTTGCGGAGATATCGCGCATTCGTTTGATGTATTAGAAGGCCGTACTACTTCTTTCACCGTAGTAATTATGGAAAAAATAAAACAAATGCATGATCAGTCAACAGCAGAGCTGGCAAAGCAAGCTGCTGATAACCTTGCAGTCGTAAGTAAAGGCTTGGACGATCAAGCTGCAAAACTTAAAGCTTCGTACGATGCGCAGGAAGCTGCGATCGATAAGAGTCTCCAGAGTACACTAACTGCTATCAAGAAATACTATGATGACGAAACTGCTGCTGCGAATACGCAGTATGATAAAGACTATGCCGCGTTTATCGCTTATTGGAACCAGAAATATACGACGACGGAGACAGCACTTGATAAGCTGATTAACAAAGTTTCAACATACTACGATCAACAACTTTCCGCCATGCAATCAGCCTATAGCCAACAAATGAGCGAAACAAACAAGTTCTACGACGATCAAGTAAACGCCGCAAACGCAGAAGTCGAACGCATCAGGCAAGCTCGGCAGGGCGAACTTGACAACTTAGAACTTAACATGCTAGAGCAAAAAGAAGCTTTGAAGACAGCCCATGAAGCCGGCGTACTGAGCGATAAAGATTATCAGCAGCAACTTTCTGACCTTCAGAAGAAGTATAACTCTGATCGCAGCGATGCGAATGACTCATACCGCTTGAAAGAATTAGAGGCCGAGAAAACTGCCAAAACGAACATTATCGCGATCAACCAAGAGCGAAGCGATAAACTTGGTGATATAGTTGCCAAAGAAGCAGAGATGGCGCAAAACGTCGAAGCTAGTAAGAATGATGCGATTAAGACAATTCAAGATCAGGCTACGGCACTTAGCACGAAACATCAAGACGACTTGAAGAAGATAGAGGAAGATGCTGCCAATGCACGGTTAACAGCGCAGAAGAATGCTGAAGAAGCGAAGAAGGCTGCGCTGGAAGATTATCAGAGCAAGAGTAAAGCTGTTGTCGAGAAGGGGGAAGCTGATAAGCAAAATGCAATCGCCAAGGCGAACGACGCCACCTTGAGTAACACGAAATCAACGTTTGATAACCTCGTTACGGTCGTAGGCAATGGCTTAGGCATTGCTTGGAATACCATTTCGAGTTGGTGCACAAGTGTCGGGTCAGCAATCGTAGGCGCAGTAAGCGGAGCAGTTAGTTCTGCTAGTTCAGCACTGCAGAGTTTCGCTAGCTCTGCTGCGAGCGCGTTGGGTGCAGCTGGGAGCGCGGTCGCTAATTTTATCTCAAGCATCTGCTTCGCCCACGCCATCGGAAATGCTGTTGAAAGCAGCAGGAAAGACCTCGGTGACTGGGTGCAAATCGTCGGCACGAGCATGGATAAGGCGAAAGAGCACATGCAAGGATTCATTGCGAACATGAAAGATGTGGGCCTCGACGTGAATGCTAAAGTTCCTGAGCCTGTGGGCATGGGTACGATGATTGTTCCTGCAACGGTGAGCAGGCCTAACATAACCGTGACAATCACGGCTCCTCTCGTACAGATTCAAGGTAGCGCGGATAGGGCGACTGCCGAGTTGGCTGCGAAGATGGTGAACGATCAGTTACAGAATGTCATTGTCGAAGCGACGAGCGGAAGCGCTCCAGCGACACAAAAGAGAATAAGACAAGGAGCCGTGTTCACGTAATGGTGCTGTTAACAGAACAGGAAAGACTCTACGCTGATGAATATTGCCTAGTTAACGGCGAAAATTCTTCTCATCTATCATCCCTTGCGGATTGGACAACAGAAAAGACTTACACGTTTACTCTGTCGAAACGGCTAATCGTAATGATTAGGGCTTCTGTTTACGTTCAGAATGGCTCAGGTGCGGGAAGAATTACAGTTGACGGAAATCCATTGTGGTCAACAGGCGGAGTTAATGGCTATACAACAGTAGTTTCTCCCGACCTCTACATTGTCCTTGCAGCCGGTTCGCATACTTTCAATTTTGACTGCGCAATGTGGAGCGCAGGATCAGGCGCTTATGTTGTTATAAATGGCATATACATCGGCCAACTGAACTTCAATGACTTACTTAGTGGCGGGCCTTGGGACAGCGGTTCAGTAGCTCTTCCAGCAGGCGTTCAGGAAACATTAATAAATCAAAACATCACGATTCCAGCTTCAAGAGTGCTTCCGTGTGGCACGATAATCAATTATGGCTTATTCATTCTCGTTGTAGCCTCTGATGTTGCGATAAGTCCGACTCGAAAGACTCATATGAAGAACGCTGGCGAAGGTGATGACTCTGGCAAAATCAACGTTAGGCTCTACTTAAACAGCGGCGAGAGTGGTTGGAGTGATAGGCATGACGACGACGCAGATGGCGTTTCAGCAAACGCTAGTTATGGCAGAGGTTCTGAAGGCTACTGGTACGGTTACACGCCGCCTAATCAGACTCTTAACATTCAGGTGAAAGCTCTTTGCAGTTCGGCGAGAAGTGCTGAATGCTTTGTTTTCGTCCTGCTCTGTCCATGGATCATTCCGCCCGTGGGTTATGATGCCAGCGTGGTTAATCTTACCTTTTCGCAGGGCTCAACGTTCTACGCTTATCTTGAGCCCCTATATGTAGACGCTACGAAGGCCTCAAAAATCGGCATGAAACATTTCAAGAGCTTTGGAGACACAACAGATTATTATAGTGTAGTCTCTGGCACGGGAATACTCATTCACACTTACACGTTAGACGTTGTGGATGTTGTTTCGGCTCAATGGGTCGTGAATCCTTCAGGAAATGTCGTTTGCATAAGCTACGTTGCGGTTGATCTTAGGTGAGGTTCTGAAAATGACCATAAAAATAACGCAGGTAACGTCTTCAAGCGGGGAAGTCATCTTAACCATCATCTATGATAATCCAGCAGGCAGCGGGAAACTTTCTACGTTCAATCTTCGCAAGCAAGACCTTGCAGATAGGCTTATTCAAATCCGAAGCCTTCTCGGAAGAGCCTTAACTCTCACCGACGCACAACAGGCACTTGTCGAAATCATCAATGAATTCAGACGAGGCCGACAGGGCATTCCTGAAAATTTTGATTTCACGCCTTACATCGGAGTTGAGCTTGAATGACAGGCACGACCCTTGGCACAGCGACGCTCATCGTTAATCGAATCACTGAAGGATTCCAAACGTTAGCTTCGC